ACGCCAGATTGACCAACTGATCGCGCGCCTAGACGCACACTCCGTAAAGTTGGATGAGGTGCGCTCAACGGTGGACAAACTCAAAGGAGGACTAGTGGCTATCGGTGCGCTGTTGTTCAGCGTGCTGATTCCACTACTCGCATCGCTGCTCGCTAAGTGAAGCGCGCCGCGTTCCCACTGCTGGGGATTGTCTTCAGCACGCTCATCTTCCTGCCAATCGTGCGCGCTGAGGATCTGCCGCAGCAGGGCGTGACGATGACCGTCTACGACGGCTCACCGCTTGGACTCGTTCCGTGGGAGACCACGCCAGACCTGCCTGTCTGCTACTCCGCCGTCGTGCCAAACATCGACTACGACTGGGGTGGCGCACCTGCCGCAGAGGGCTGCCCATACGATCTCTTTATGGTCCACTTCACAGGCTGGCTGACGGTGCCAGAGAGCGGCCAGTGGGAGTTTCTCAACTGGAGCGACGATGGCTGGAGGATGACGCTAGACGGCGTGCTGACCCTTGATGACTGGAACTTCCACGGCTGCGGTGGTCACTGGTCTGGACCGAATGAGGGCTACTCGCAACTCGTCGCAGGTCAGTCCTACGCGCTCGATATCTGGATGTTCGAGTGGGGTGGCGGCGCGTGCGCGCGTCTCTGGTACGGCGCACCAACTCTCGGCTATGGCGTAGTGCCAACTGAGTGGCTGACTACCAGCGCGCTCCCAGCACCTGAGCCAAGCGCTCCGCCCACTGAATCACCAAGTTCAGAGCCGTCACCAGAGCCAACCCCAGAGCCATCTGTTGAGCCAACTCCAACGCCAACTGAGTCACCAAGTATTCAACCATCGTCAGAGCCTACCCCAACCCCTACAGAAAGTGAGTTGCCAAGTGTTGAACCATCGCCGATCCCGTCACCGACTCCCACACCCAAGCCGTCGCCCACGCCTATCCCAACGCCAGAACCTACTCCGAGTGAGTCCCCTACTCCTGATCCCACTGCTGTACCTACTGAGTCACCAACAGTAGCGCCGAGCGTGGAGCCAACACCTTCGCCGTCGCCGTCACCAGATAACATTGCTGAGGAAGCGGCAGCGGTAGTCGGTGAGACTATTGCGGCAGTGAGCGAAGCGGTTGGGGAAGCGGCTGCCGCAGTGGCAGAGACCGTGTCCCAGGCCGTAGAAGCCATTGCAAATCTCGGCAAGGATCTCTCTCCTGTCGAGAAACAGAAGGCTGCACCAGTCGCCATCGCAATTATTATCGGTCAGGTAGCCAGTGCGGCAGTCGCCGCAGCATCGACCGCCGCCAGTGCAGCCGCTGCAAGTGCAGCAAGGAAGGCAAATAAATGATCAAGCGCATCATCGTTGATCTCGTAGGCGGAGCCTGGACAATCCTAGGCTTGCTCTTCGCTGTCGTTGTTCTGCCAGAGGGCGACACGCAGTCCACGATGGCAACACTATTCGGTGGGCTGACGGTTATCTGGCTAGTCACTGGACCACTTAGGTGGATGGAGGAGTAATGAGCGCAACCGACCACATCGAGCAGATTCACGAGCAGGGCTGGACGCGCGTTGATACCGCTCCAGGTGAGTGGGTTGCCGTCGTGCCAAATGACAATCACACGGCGTTCGGCGGCACGCTCTGGAAGGTCGCAGAGGATGGCAAAGAGTACGCAGAGGGCGTGACCGCTGGTCACCCTGTAAGCGCCGCACTTGATTACGAGGCGGCTGGCCGTGCGCTTGCTGTAATCATCAAGAGCGAGAACCACTGATGCGCTACAAGGTCAAGAGCCAGTTATATAGTGACGCTGAGTCGCAACTGAAGGGCAGCAAACAAATCCTTGATGACTGCACCTGGTCATCCTGCGCGGCCGCAGTCTCGTGGGCTTCTGGCTACACCGTAGACTACAGCGCCGCTGACGGCGTGGCAGCACAGCGTGCCGTTCTCAAGCGTGTCGATGTACAGGGCAAGTCAGATAATGGCGGCTCGCTCGCTGAGGCAGTCAAGGTGATTGCTCAACTTGGCGGCAAGGCTCGCTATGCAAAGTCATGGGAGGACGCAGTGGCCGCCGCGAAGGCAGGCGCGGCACTCATCGTGCATGTGCAGCAAGGTCCGACCTACTACCCAGCAGGTCTAAAGATCTCGGCGTGGCATGACCGCTGGTTCAAGTGGTGGAGCAAGCACGCCCCAGAGAAAGTTAAGGCTGGGTACGGACACTGCACCAGCGCTGGATACGGCGAAGTCGATGGCGTTGCAACTTTCCAATGGTGCTGTCCCACGAGGGATGAGAAAGTCGCCGCTGAGAAATACGCCGTGCCAGTGACCGAGGCAGTGTTGCGCCAGATCGCCAGCAGCAAGGTCAAGGCTGGCAAGTACAAGGCTGACTACAAAGCGTTGCTCATCGTCACGCACCCAGGCAAGGTCGCCGCTCCTGCGCCAGTCGCAGCGCCTGTGGTCACTCCTGCACCTACGCCAGCACCTGCTCCTACAATCGTGGCGCTGACACCAATGCGCCACGCAGAGCCGCCAAAGACCGCTCCAAAGACTAAGACACCTGACGCGGTGCAGGTGCAACTGGATCAACTCGGCAAGGCTGACTGGGGCGCACTCGCCGCTGACGGTCTCGCCGTTCTCAACGCGGCGGCCGCCGCTACAGGAAAGGAAAAGGGTATGAACCGCATTTGGGCTGGACTCAAGTACATCGTCGTCAACACGCAGATCGATGAGATTGCGCTGGACTTTGTCCGCACCTTCCTCACGGTTAGCATCTCAGTGGCGCTCGGTCTGGGCATCCCACTCCTAGACATCAACGGAAATGACTATCGCACGATCATTTCTGCGGGTTTGGCCAGCGGCCTGGGTATTGTCGTAAAGGCCCTGGATAGAGACCACGGTGCCTACGGCCTGACGAGGAAGTAAGCCGTGCCAGTCCGAGTCAAGCGCCCCTACGGCACTTGCTCGGTCTGCGAGTTACAGAGCAGGGTCTGGGAGGTCGAGTCTGAGGAGGTGCTCCTGTGCGGCATCTGCCTACGGCTCCTCGTTGCCTTTGCCTTAGAGGACTCGTCTCAGCCGTCCTAGGCGGCTTCCCCTGGGTGGACCCTCCCCACCCAGGGGGCTACTGTTACATTCAACCTGCATAAAAGATATTCACGCAACAGGGGGTTGACAGGCTGCAACCGTTGACTCATACTGACAAAGTCAGGTAGGACACCAGCCACTCGGCTGGACTGACGAGGAGGTCAAAATGAACAAGTGCATCGGTAGCGGCAACGGGGCCAAGTGCGATGCGGTAGCGACCGCGAAGATTCGCGGCAGCAAGGCTCTAAACCTTTGCGTACCTTGCTTGCAGAAGCGCGGTGCCGACAAGATTGCTGCTGACATGATTTATGCCGCAACGCAGCGCGCTTCAATGGCAGCATTCAAGGCTGGCCGATAATGACAAAGAGCACCCAGGGCAAGTTCAGCAACGGAAAGACCTACTCAATCCGTGCATACAAGGATGGTTGGAAGTTGACCATCCGCCGCGATGGCAAATACCTCATCGCCTTTGTGGTGCTTGATGGTTGCGTGCTTGAGCAGATGGTTGCCTCATACGAGATGACTGGCGATTACTTTGACATCTACGCGTCGTACGAGATCAATGTTATTCAGCCATACATCCGCGAGGCTTATGCCGCGCAGGCGGTGCGCTAATGCAAGATACTTGTGAAATCAGAAGCGGCCGTAATGGCGTATTCGACTGCCAGAGGGCAGCGGTTGGCGCTTGGCAGTTTGATATTGCTTACAGCCCACGCCTTGAGGCGGTGATGGTATGCCGTTGGCACGCAAATCACTTTGCGCGAAAAGGTCACTGGGATGTGGAAAAGGCGTTCAGGCCATTCAGCAATATTGGTGCCAAGTAATGCGACACGGTCAGATCGGTTTGCCACACCGACCAAAGCCACGAGCGAGTGTCTCGCTCTGGTATCAGGTGGCAGAGGTCATCACTGGGCTGGTGCTCTTTGCATCAGTCATCATCGTGCTAGTCGTAGGAGGGTCACTGTGAAAGTCACTAGAAAAACCGCGCCCAAGATGGTGGTGCGGCCGTACTTTCAGTCGGAGTTCCAGAAGTTTGAGCGCCGCGAGCGTAACATTGAGCGCGCCAAGTTCACCATCGCGTTGATGGTCGCCTGGGTCATTGCCGTAGTTATCTGGGAGGTGGTTCGATGAGCAAGCGCTTCGAGTTTGTGTCTGCCCCACAAAGGTCTCCTCAGTGGTTTGATCTGCGTAAGGGTGGCATCACTGCTACTGGCATCACAGCCATCAATGGCACCTCGCCGTACAAGACCGCTTATCGGCTCTGGGCAGAGTTGACTGGGCAGGTTGGGGAGCAGGAGGTCGGTGCCGCGGCACAGCGTGGGCAGTTGCTGGAGCAGGCTGTGGCTGACTACTACACAGCCGAGACTGGCAAAAAGTTGCGCAAGTCGAATGGAATCGTGAGGCTCAAAGAGCACCCCTGGGCGATGGCATCGCTGGATCGGACGGTGGTTGGCGAGCCAGATCTTTTGGTGGAGATCAAAACTTCTACATCGAACAGGTGGTCACTCTGGCCAGTACCGCCTGAATATGTTGACCAGGTGCAGTGGCAGATGTTTATCACTGGCGCGTCGTACTGCGATGTCGCCGTGCTGCTCTCTGGCTTGGTGTTCCGCATTGAGCGCGTAGAGGCTGACCCTGTCTATCAGACGCAACTGTTCGACAAGGCCGTGCTGTTCCGCGAGTTGGTGCAGTCCAAGACTTCGCCACCGCTAACTGGCAACGACAGCGACACGCTCGCTGAAGTCAAGCCGCAGATCAACAACACCTACGCCAAGGCTGATCCGCAACTTGATCACATCGCGCGTCTGTACATCGAAGCGAAGGTAGAGGCGGAGGCTGCTGACGCTGCGCTCAAAGAGATGGCGATTGCTATCAAGGAAGCCATCGCTGACGGCGAAGGCGTAAAAGGTCAGGGCTGGCTTGCCACCTGGAAGCAGAACAAGAGCAGCACCAAGGTCGACTGGAAGTCTGTTGCGGAAGTGTTCGAGCATATCGCTCCAGACACCTATCAGCGTGCACTCTCAGCCGCCACAGAAGAGAAACCAGGTGCGCGAGTATTTCGTGTCTTTGGCAAAGAGGATGAGGCCTGATGCAGGTTGAGATTGATGACGCGATCATCGAGCGCGCACTGGTCATTGCTCGCATTGAGGGAATCATGGCAAAGGGCGCACCAGATAAGAGCCTGTCGCAGAAGGGGCGCAAGGCAGTCTGGGAAGGCGCAGTAGGTCAGGCAGTGTTCGAGCGAGCGATGAGCAATCTCAACATTGACTGGAGCCTGGAGGCTGATTGGAACTACGACTACAAGAGCGACGGTCGAACCGTTGAAGTGAAGACCAAAGAGCGGTCGGTTGCTCCTCGGCCAGACTATGAAGCCAGCGTGTACGACTACAACCACCAGCGCCAGAATGCTGACTGGTACGCATTTGTGTCGCTGAAGTTTGCAGATGGGTACAACAAAGAGAGTAAGGAGGCTCGGTATAAGTATTCAGTCGGATGGGTGGTGGGGTGCATTCAACGCGAAGACTTTGCCAAGGTGGCACGAGTAGTCGAAGTGGATGACCCTTTGCCAAATGGTCAGAGGGCTGGATTCACCAGCCACAACATTGAGTTCAGCAAGTTGCTGGACCTAGCAGCACTAGGAGGAAGCAATGAGTAAGCAAATCGCAGCAGCGCTCGCAGCGCCATTCACAGGTGCAGATCTCAAGACGCGTCCAGGACGCGGCGGAATGACCTTCACCTACGCGGACGCGAGGGCAGTCGCACAACGCCTTGACGATGTGCTCGGCCTGGCTGGGTGGCAGTTCGAGGTCAAGGTTGCGGACGCGGCCGCCAAGGTGGTACACGGCACCCTCATCGCTGTGATCGATGGGGTGACCACAGTCCGACAGGACTTTGGCTACCCAAACAGTGCTCAGGATGACGAGCCGCTCAAGTCAGCAGCAAGCGACGCTCTGCGCCGTTGCGCCGCTCAGATTGGGGTTGGCAGGTCACTATACGCGTCAGGCACAGGAACGAACCTCTCCGTGGCTCCAAGGGCGGTCTCCGTTGATTCTGTGAGGCACTCGCAGCCGTCAGTTTCCACGAGCGATGTGACCGTAGCGGCTGCAATGCTCTTCGCTGAGGGCGAATGCCCAGACCACCGCACCGCTTGGTCATTCAAGCCAGCAGGGGTCTCCAAACTTGGGCGTGAGTACCAGGCTTTCTACGCTTGTGGCGGTAAGGATGGCGGCGGCCAGTTCTGCAAGCGCAAGCCGAGCATCTCGTGGGTCAACGCACAGACCGCGCCAACTGGCGAGCCTGAGCGAACCGAAACGACCGACCTGGAGTCATTGCCGTTCTAAGTCGAGCGGCATCATCTACGGCTGGGAGAGACTGGTGACCTCCACCTCTCCCAGCCACTAACACAGAGCGGAGGATTAAATGAGCCTATGGGTCAAGTGGGATGTCAACAGTCACAAGGATGACAAGATCGCCGCGCTGACTGACACGCAGTTTCGCGCCTTCATCACTCTCATTGCTGAGGTAAAGACGATGCGCTCTGGCGGCATCTTCAAGCATCGAACACACGCCAAGCAAGTGATTGGGCCGCGCCTTGGCAGGGCTGTGGATAAGTTGATTGAGGTTGGTTTGCTGACCGAATCTGGAGATGGTCTCGTGACGATCTCGAACTACTCTCGGTATCAAGTCGACCCCACCTCGACCTCGCGTGGACAAACTTGGCGAGCACGAAACAGGGGTGAGTCAACGGTACCAGAGCAGAGCAAAACAGAGCAGAGCAGAATCTCTCCTATATCCTCTCTTAAGCGAGACGGAAAGAGCAGGCTCTTACCTATCAACGAGATTCTCGGAGTGAAGCGCAATGCGTAAGAGCGCAGAGCCTAGTGACAAGGCTTTACGACAGAGAGCAAAGAGGGAACTGGAGACCTTAGAAGAGCGAGCCTGGAGGGTGTTGAAGTACACGCTCTACAACCACACGATGACAGTGGACCAGTACACGGCATTGAGGGTGGCTCAGGCTGATCGATGTGGGGCGTGCAGGGAGCCACTTCGATTCGGTGAGACCAGGGCGGTCACGGTTGATCACAACCCTAAGTGCTGCCAGTACAAGACGCTCGGTACAAAGAGGACAAAGGGAATGCCAATCTCGTGTGGCAAGTGTGTCAGGGCGCTGCTCTGCTCACCGTGCAACAGGGCCGTGGGATTCCTGGAGCGCTATCCACAGCGCTTGCATATGTGGATTGAGTATGTGAGGAGGATTAACAAGTGAACGCACACATTGCATTTGTCGGACCGCAGGGGTCAGGTAAGTCAACTCTGGCAGAGATGCTAGAGGAGCGGCGTAGCAGTCGATACATTGTGCTGCCAATCGCGCAAAGCATCCGTGAGGTGGCAACGCTTGCCTACGGCGTGGACTTTGACAAGGGCAAGCACTACGCCCAGAGACGGCTTGGCTTGGATGTCAAGACCTCAGGCCGCGAGATTCTCCAGGACATTGGTGCGCAGATGCGCGAACTGGATGCGTACTTCTGGATCAAGGCGTGGCACGACGGGTTCCAGCGCCTGCAGAGCCTTAATCGACCAGTCGCCATAGACGATGTCCGCCTTCCCCTGGAGACGCACTTCCTCAGGGAGCACATCCCAGGGATTAGTATCGTGCGTGTCTTCGCCTCCGCAGAGGCTCGGACACAGCGTCGTGGAGTGCTGCAAGGGGCAAGCGATGTCACCGAGCACGGCTACCTGCAGACTGAGTACGACTTGCAGATTGACACCACAGACTTGACAGCCGATCAGTCGTACGCGATCCTGCGAAAGCATATGGTGGATAACGGCAAGTGGACGGCATCCCCAGAGGAGGAATCATGAGCGCAGCGTTGACAGAACTGGAGACAAGAGCAGCGCAACTTGGCTATCACTACGACGGCCTGGTTCGAGTTGGCGAGCCGCCACTCTGGACGGTGGTACTCATCGACTTGGCTGGCTCAGAACTGACCTTCCAGGCCGAGAGCATTGAGGGAGCCGTCGAGTTGGCAACTGATCGAATGGCGCTTCTGTCAGGGATGATTGACCTATGAGCGGCTATGAATATGTTGGCGTAACCCTGATTGTCATCAACACCGCGCTGTTCATGGTGGTGTTTGCATCTCTTCCAGTAAGCATCAAGCGCGGCATCGGTGTTGTACCGTCGTTTATCTTCCTGCTCACCACAGCAGCAACAGTGATCTGGATGTGGAGGGCGCTGCAATGGCAGGTGTAAAGGCAAAGCGCAACGGCGCGGCTAAGGCTCCTGTGTGGACCGTAACCGACTGCACCGAGTGCGGCAAGGTCATTGACTACACCGACCCTAAGCGCCTGGTCTTTCCAGCCCAGCGCGTCTTGGTTATCTCACCAGAAGGCCGCCGCTTTCACTGGCGGCACAAGGGCTGCGTGAAGTGAGCAGCATCGAAATCCTCTGCGAAGAGTTAGACGAGGGCATACGCTGTGTCCAGGAAGGCGCAGACGCTTGGTGCCTAGATCCAAAGATCGGCAGACAGTTTGCCAAGTTGAGCATTCGCTATGTTGATGCGGTTGCACCAGATGGCTGGTTTTTCCTGAATGAACACATCTTCAATCGCAAGACCATTGCAGACTTGATGAAGTCAGGACACCTGGAAGTCCAGTCATCCGTGTTCACCCTCTCGGATGGTGGTCACGCTCGACTAGGAAGGTTGGTACGCAAATGAGCCAGATGTCTGACCTAGACATTGACGAGCAGAACAAAGAGAAATCAAAACGCGGTAAGCGTGCGCGCAATAAGGGTCACGCCTTTGAGCGCGAGTGCGCATCTCGTCTAGGTGGAATTCGCGTGGGCCAGTATGGCGGCAAGGTTGATATCCAAACCGATTGGCTGGTGGCACAACTGAAGTGTGGCAACGGAACTTACTCGGAGCGCTACGACGGCTGGCTGCGATCAGTCAAGGGCAACGCCAACCAGACTTCTGCTCTTATCGTTGGCGACGCGCCTGGACCTGGCACACGCCGTCGCACCATGATTGTGATGGACTTCGATTCCTTCTGCGACCTACTCGGAGTCAAGCGTGCTGAGAGATAACCTAACGCTGCTCCGCGCTGGGTTTGCTAAGACCTTCGAGCCGCACCTTGGCCACACCAAGCGTTGGTCAGCATTCCAATTCATCGCAGACATCATCATTGCTCGATCGTTCAATCAGCCCACCATCATCGTTGAGACTGGATGCGCGCGCATGGCTGGCAACTGGGGCGGTGACGGCCAGTCCACTGTGGTGTGGTCATGGCTCGCTGGGCAGTGCGATGGCTTCCTATATTCGGTTGACATCAACCCAGAGAATGTCGAGACCGCTCGCCAACTTTCGCCATCCGCGAGACTCACAGTAGGAGACTCGGTCAACTACCTCCGAGACTTCAACGATGCTCCCAGCATCTCGCTGCTGTACCTGGACTCATTTGACTACAAGGTGGGTGACCTTTCCTCCGCAGAGCACCATCTGCGCGAACTGCAAACGATCTATGACCGACTGCCTCCTGACTGCCTCATCGCCATCGATGACTGCATCACACCCACAGAGGGCAAGGGTGCGTTGGTTCGCCAATGGCTAGAGGGGCGCGGCAACCTTCCTGTCCTGGAAGGGTATGTGACGGTATGGCTCAAATAGCCTCACTCCTCCTGAGCCTCACACTCCTGACCGTCTCAGGAGGGCCGAGCCTCACGCCAGAGACTGCAAGCGGCGTGCCAGTGAGTGGCTTGGCAACCTGGTATGGATCACGAAACCCAGCAACCCAGTTTTGCGTTGGTGGATACAGGCGCACCTGCCCACCGTATAAGTCTGGCGAGCGCGTGATGTACGCAGCGGTGCCACGCTGGCGCTGGGGCGACAAACCGTTTAGACTGCGCGTCTGCCGCAAGGATGATCCGACTAAATGCGTGATCGTTGTTGCACGAGACTCATGTGGACGATGTAGGGAGGATATTAAAAAGCCGTGGACATCTCGCAGCCTAGCAATCGACCTAAGTCCAACCGCGTTCGCATCCTTAGCACACGGGCGGCTAGGCAGAGGCGTGTTAGCAGTGACAATCGAGGATTACCCATTGAGCAGCGAGATTTTCAGCAAGCCTGTGCGGCGTGGTCACTAAAACTCGGAGTCAAACTCAACGCGCTGTTCAACCTCATGCCGCAATACGGCAAGAGCGTCCACTGGGCGCGAGAGCGGTACTACGGCGGAACTTTTGTCACTGATGCTGACCTGTACTGGGTCAAATCACGCATTGAAGATCAGACCGATCACTCACTTACCGCGAAGATGCAACGCTACGCTGCGGCCGTAGATCTTATGTGCCGCGTATGCGCAGGGGACGATGACACTACGCCAACCTGCTGGGATCAGACCTGCCCACTTCGACCTGTATCACCGCTGCCACTTAGGAATCCAAAGTGATGCGGTACGATTCTGTAGCGACGGCGCGGCCTTTTGGCGTGCTGCCGTCACTCGCCCTGCCGATGGAGTCCTCCCATCGGCAGGGTCTAACTTGGGGCAGCGTAGATGCTCGCACGACCAATATGCCTATTGGCGGTCAGCGGGGAACGAGTGGTGCGACTCCACTCCTGCTCCACCACTACAGGAGGACAAATGGCTAAGGCGCAGGACAAGTTCACCGCTCTCAAGGCGTGGGTGGCAGAGTCTCAGTCCGTCATGGGGCTGGATCACTGGGAAGTCACCATCGTTGAGGCCGCGTCTGATGTGGACTCGTGGGCAGACATTGACGCGCACCCACAGCAGCCTACTGCGGATCTGCGCGTCGCATTCGACTTCTGGAAACAAGATCCAGAGAAACAGCGCCTCATTCTCACTCACGAGTTGCTGCACCTAGTGCTTGCTCGCTATGCGCGCATCTCAGAGAACCTAGAGGAATCGCTTGGCAAACTCGCCTGGGCCGTCATCGAGCCGCAACTAGAAGACGGTGAAGAGCGGACGATTGAGCATCTTGCTCGTATTATTGCTCCATACCTCTCGGTCCCAGCGTTCCCCAAGGCATGAGGGCACAGCGGCCATGTCTTACCTGCGGAGTCCTAACGACCTATGGCAACCGCTGCAATGTCTGCGGACCACGCAAGGCAACCGAGTGGGCGAAAAATCGCGGACCATCTCCCTATCGAACAGCGGACTGGCGCAGACTTTCAGCCCAGAAGCGCAAAGAGGTTCCGTACTGCGAACTGTGCGGAGAGCGAGACAACAACCCAAGCAACCCACTCACTGCAGACCACATCCAGCCGCTGAGTCAGGGAGGCGCATTGATCGTGCCAACCTGGGCGCTCCGCACGCTGTGTAGGGTCTGTCACGGTAAAATCACCAAGCATAGTTAGGAGGACACAATGAGCAAGCCGATCATCATCGTGAGCAATACGATTGTTGCGCCAACGGGATATGGCCAGCAATGTAGGCAACTGGCTCTGCGCATCAAGGCAGACGGCATTCCAGTGGGAGTCTCAGCCAACTACGGTGCTCCGACCAATATGGAGATCGAGGGCATTCAGATCTTTGCCGAGGGGCTGATCAAGTATGCCAATGACTCTGGACCTGAAAACATTGCCATGGCCGCCTCACAGGGTGGCTTTGGTCTGACCCTGATGGATGTGTGGGTGGCAATCAACGATGCCTACCACAGCCTCCCTGTGGTCTCCTGGGTCCCTATCGACCATGACCCAGTGCCACCGCGCGTTGCTGAGTGGTGCATCAAGGGCGGCAACAAGTACATCGTTGCTATGAGCAGGCACGGTGAGCAGGCACTGCTGAAGGCTGGCGTACCGCGAGACCGCCTGACCTATATCCCTCACGCCATTGACACAAAGATCTGGACGCACGATGGGCCTGCCTGCCGCGATGTACTCCGCGTACCAGAAGACGCGCACCTCACAGTTATTACAGCCATGAACAAGGGCAAGCGCAAAAGTTTCCCAGAAATGCTGAAGGCATGGTCACTCTTCGCCGAGACGCACAAGGATGCCTATCTGTACCTGCATACCGACCGCTGGGGTCACCTAGACGGCATCAACCTTATTCCTGTCCTCAAGGCCGTAGGCGCTCCAGAGGATCGCATTCGATGGGTGAACAGCAGCCAGATGCGTGCAGGCATCGCAGCCGAGACGCTCGCATCAATTATGCGGTCAGCAAGCGTCTTGCTCTTGGCTTCACGAGGTGAGGGCTTTGGCATCCCTGTCATTGAGGCTCAGGCTTGTGGAACGCCTGTGATCGTGACCGACTGGACAGCACAGCCAGAGTTGGTCAAAGACCACGGCTACATCGTTGACGGCCAGTTGGATTGGGACGAGATGCAAGAGTCCTGGTGGAAGATCCCTAGGGTGCTCGGCATTGTTCAGGCGCTAGAGAACAACTACGCAGACACCAAGTCAGGACGCATCGACCGCGCTGCTCTCGCCGCAAAGATGTACGAGTATGACGCTGACTATGTCTACACAACCAAGTGGCAGCCGCTCTTCGCTGACATCTTCAGTGGGAAGATCCGCCTAGGCGTACCAGCAGAGCAGCCAGTTACCTTGAACCGCGCACAGCGTAGGAAGGTTAAGTGATCACAATCGTTTCTGGCGCACCCTGCTCTGGCAAGTCAACCTACATTCGCCAGCAATCAAAGCCTGGAGATGTAGTCGTTGATCTAGAGCGCCTATCTTCAGCGCTTTCAATAGGCGTAGAGGATGGTCACCTAGTGCCTGAGTACATTGCGCACATCGCTATCGGTGCTCGCAATGGGGCCGTACGCCGCGCAGTGCGGCTAAGGGAAAGCGCCAAGGGCGTTGATGTGTGGATCATTCACACCGCCCCAAAGCCAGCAGACCTAGCCGCTTATCGCATCTGGAAGGCTGAGGTGGTTGTGATTGACCCTGGCAAAGATGTCTGCCTTGAGCGCGCCTCTCGTCTGCGGCCTCATACTGCTCAGGTCATTGAGGACTGGTACAGCGGCAAACTACATCGACCAAGACCTATGGTTCTCAAAGACGATGAGGGCGACATGAGGGAGGACCTTTAATGGCTGTGGCACACCTCTGCGACATGGGCGACATCCGTGGAATTGGTAAGCGCCGCGCCTGCTCTCGTGTCTTGTACTGCAACAGGTGCAAGAGAGACCTAGTACCCAATGCCCCTACCTGTGGCGAGTGCAGTTACTGTCGCCGCACGGCAGAGCGCCGCGAAGGGAAACCATATTGGGCTGGCAAGGATTGGACACCCAGTGCCGCTCTATAGTTTTAAGTGTCCAGCCTGCGGAAAGATTGAAGAGCGCCTGCAGTCAGGCTTTGAGCCAGTGGTACCACGATGCGAGTGCGGACCCTGGATGATTCTGCAACTAACAGCCAGCGCCGTGGTCTACAAAGGAAAGGGCTGGGCAAAGCGTGATAGGGAGGGGGGGTCAAATTCTGATAATTGAGCGTGGCCAGGTAC